CTGGTTTTGCAGCACTCCCCTGGGTTCGGAGGGGGCCTTTCACGACATCATGCACCAGCCCAGCAACATGCTCCGGGTTGTGCTCAAATGGCAGGATAACCCGTCGCAGAACCGGGGATTGTACCGGTTCGAGAGCGGAGTGCCGGTAGCGATTGACCCCGAGAAGAACCCGCTCCCCAAGAGTTACGATCCGCCGGACGAGGGCACGCTGAATCTCTTTTCCCAGTTGCGGGCCAACGGCTTTCGGCTGGAAGGGAAGGTCCGCAGTCCGTGGTACGATGGCCAATGCGACCGGGCGGGGGCCACGCCGCAGTCTATCGCGCAAGAGTTGGACATGGACTTTGGCGGGTCCATGCACCAGGTTTTGCCGGTCGAGTTTTTCACCGCCGCCAATAAGAGCCTGGTCTTGCCCAAGAGCAAGGGTTTCTGGATGGTCCATCCGGAGAAGTGCGAGGGCGAGTTCCACGAGGACGAGCGGGGATTGGTGAACCTCTGGTGCCCCCTGGACATCAAAAAGCGTCCGCCGCGGAAGCAGTACGTTATGGGCGTTGACGTTTCGAGTGGCTTGGCGGGGTCGCACACGTCGAACTCCGTGATCGAGGTGATCGACCTGGTTGCGGCGGAACAAGTTTTGGAGTACGCCTGCAACTGGATCGAGCCCGGCGAGTGGGCGGAGTATGCGGTCTCCTTGTGCAAGTGGTTCCACGACGCCTATCTGGTGGTCGAACAGAACGGCCCGGGCGTGGCCTTTATCAAGCGGCTCAAGAACTTGCAGTACCCGCACATCTATTTGCGCACGGTCCACTGGAAGGGCGGAAGTCGCCAGAAGACGAAGGAAATCGGCTGGCATACCGACCGCAAGACCAAGGAACTCTTGTTCTCGGAACTCTACCAGCACGTCAAGACTGGGCAGTTGACGCTGCGGAGCCGGGTTCTGGTGCAGGAATGCGGGCAGTACGTCAGACTGGACGGCAAGATCGAGCACGTCCGGGCGGCCCGCTCGAAGGACGATTCCAGCAAGGGAGAGGCGCACGGCGACCGGGTAATTGCCCTCGGCGTGGCCTTGCAGGGCGCCCTCGACCGGCCGCTGGACAAAAAGCCGGTGGACGAGCGGATCGAGGATTTGGACGAGCGGGAGATCCCGCTGAACTGCATGGCGGCCCGGCAGCGGGACTGGGAGAAAAGCCAGAAGAAATCGAAGGACGGCTGGAACGAGAACACGACTTGGGGGTTGATGCGGCAATGAGCGACGACCCCCGGATTCTCGAAGAGTCGGTCCGCTGCCCCGGCTGCGGGCGGAAGATTTTCCTGACGCCGTGTCAGATTTGTCTGGTATTGGGACAGGAAATATGGTATAATATGGGGCTGACGACGGAAAAGGCGGCCGAACGGCCCACCTCCGCCCTGCCCGGCACCCATCACAAATTGCGGGTGCTGCTGGAACGGGCCGAGAAGGGCCAGCCCCTCTGGCACCCTATGGACGCGCGGTGGCCGGAGGGCTCGCCGTGCAACATGATGACTGACATGAAGTCAGGAGATAACCAGGATGGATCCTTACAATGACAGCCACCGCCGGCGGCTTTTTACCTCGACCCGGGCGTCGTACAAATCGTGGGAACCCTTTCGCAAGCTGGTGCGGGGGCTGGTGGATGAGTACACCGGGCCCGGCTACTGCGGTCGGGCCAATCAGCAGGAGGTCCTCTTAAACCTGATGAACCAGGCCATCGACGCCTACACGATGAGCCTGGTCGCCAACCGCCCGCGGGTCTTGATCTCGACCAAAAAGTACCACCTCAACTATTTTGCCAGGCTCTATCAGGAATCGCTCAATAACCTGATCCAGGAGATCGGCCTGGAGTATACGCTGAGGGACGCGGTCTTAAATGCCTTCTTTTGCCTGGGGGTGGTCAAGCTGCACCTGGCGGACGCGGCGCCGGTCCTGATGGAAAATGACATCTGGATGAACCCCGGCGAGCCGTTCGCCTCCTGTCTGGCGTTGGACAACTTCTGCTGCGACGTGGGCGCCCAGCGCTACGACCAGGTGACCTTCGCGGGGGACAGCTACCGGGTGCCGTTCGAGGATCTCAAGAGCGACCTCTACGACCAGGAGATCGTCAAGGACCTTCATCCCACCAGCAAATACAACCTGACGGACACGGAGCGGCTTGAGTTTATCTCGAAGGGGCAGGAGACGGACCACGACGAGTTCGAGCCGCGAATCGACCTGATGGATATGTGGATCCCGGACGACGGCCGGGTCTACACCTTTGTCATGGATCCCACCGACCGCTTTACCAGCCAGCATCCGCCCGTGGCGGGGATGGATTGGGACGGTCCGGAGCATGGTCCTTATCGGTTGCTGGGGTACAACGACGTGCCGGAGAACATCATGCCGGTCTCGCCGGCGGGCCACCTGGCTGGATTAGCGCGGCTGGCCAACAACTTGATGGAGAAGCAGAGCACCCGGGCCAGATTGCAGCGCGACCTCTTCACCTACACGCCGGCTGGCAAGGAATCGGCGCGGCGGGTCAAGACGGCGGGGGATAACGAGTTCATCGCCGTGCAGGACCAGAATGAATTGAAGATGCTCAAGGTGGGCGGCATCGACGGCTCGATTGAGGCGTTCAAACTGGGCGTAATCGAGATGTTCGACCGCATGGCCGGGAATCTTTCGGCCAAGCTGGGGCTCGGCCCCCAGGCGGACACAGTCGGCCAGGAGCAGTTGATTCACGGGGCGGTCTCGGTGAAAGAGGCGTTCATGCAGGCCCGCACGATCGACTTTGCGTCAGGCATTATCAAGGATTTGGGAAAAATGCTCTGGGACGATCAGGCCAAGACGGTCCCCGGGCGTCTGACGGTCGAGGGAGCGCCGGAGTATTCGGCCGAGGTGACCTGGCGGCCCGGTCACCGGGAGGGGCGGTTCAACGACTACGACTTCGAGGTCGACGTGTTTTCGATGCCGCACCAGAGTCCGTCGCAGCGGGTGCAGTCGCTCAATCAGCTTTTGACGGGGATTTACATCCCCATGTCCGAGCAGCTTTCCGCGCAGGGCGGTTCGATCAATTTGCAGGAGTTGACGGATATCTACGCGGAGCTGATGAACCTGCCGCGTCTGAAGCGGGTGATACAGTTCACCACTCCTGCTGCGCAGGAGGGACCGGAGTCTGGTGGGATGCCGGCGCAAACGTCGCGGGAGTACATCCGGCGTTCGGTGCCGACCGGGGGAACGCAACAAGGCAGGAGTCATGTGGAAAGACAGGCATGGCTGGCCGCGGCGCAGGGTGACCAGCAGCAACAGGCGGCGTAAGGACTGACACGGTGTCATAATGGAGGAGAACGGTGAAGAATACTTGCGATATGTGCGTCTGGTACAGGCGGCCGGACGGGGCGCCGGAGTACACGGGGCCGGATGACCAGCGGACGGTGTGCAATGGGGGGCGGGGCTACTGTCACCGCAACGCCCCGAGCCGGGAAGGGTTTCCGATCGTGCTGCCCTACGACTACTGCCGGGAGCACGAGTTGCTTCGGAGTGAAGGCGAGAGTGAGCAGAGCTTGCTGTCGGAACTTCTGAGTGCGACCGGATTGGCGGCCCTGACTCAAGATCACCGGACGTGGGAGTATTGGACCGTCACGTATGGCGGACATTTCTGCCAGCGCATCGGTTTTCCGGACGTTGTACACGTCATTGCCGCTCGGATGCTGGAGGAACCGGTAAGGCAGCGTGTGCGGGAGATCCTGGGGTGATGAATATGATGTACAAATACCGCAAGGACGACGGCACGATCATTGAAGTTCCTTGGGAAGTAATGATCGAGCAGAAGGACGGCTTCATTACTCTGGAAGACGGTTCGCTGGCCCAGCGCTGCCTGCACCTGGAGGAACATGGGCGTGCCCAAAGCCAGGGCCGGGAACATGCCCCCGTCTGCCCGCACATCGTCTCCGACAGCCTGGGGTTCGGGCAGCACCAGTTGGCCGACTTCCGCACGGATGCTGAGCGTAACGGCTTTGCGGTCGAGTTCAAGCCCGATCCCCGAGTGCCGGAATTTTACCAGGTGCATTGCGAGAGCCGGGCGGAGATGGACCGTTACATCAAACACCGCGGCATGGTCAATGCTTCGGGGATCGGCGGGGTGCGATTGACAGAGGATGAGTTGCGGCAGGCGGAGGAGAGGGTAAAGGAGAAATATCCATGCGCGGCTTAGACGAACGGTTACAGGACGGCTTCGATATGGTGGACGAGGAAGACCCGTCCGATCACGACATCGACCTGGAATGGTTTACGGTCGTGCCGATAGTCTATCTCTTTTCAGATTTGGAGGCAGACGCCTTTCGGAGGGGCGTGCTTGATTATTTCTGACATTTTGTCAGAAATTCTCTTGCGGACCGGACGGAAGTGTGGTATAATATGCGGGCAGACGGGGATGGATACTCGACATGGAGGGAGCAAGGATGCCTGATTTGACGGTGGAGTCTATCAACACGTTGGAACTCACGCCCGAGGAGATCGCTCTCTGCCGGGACGAGGAGTATGTCAAGGAAGACGAGCCCTCCCCCGAGACCGGGGAGCAAGAGGTCGGGGAGCCCGATGGCGGGGAGGAGCCCGGCCAAGACGACCCGGAACCGGAACCCAAGGACGGGGAACAAGCGGGCATGGATGCCCCCTGGTATTCCGGCGCTGACCTGGCCCTGGCGGACAGTTACGGGCTTTCGGAAAAGGAACTCAAGGACTTCCAGTCCGCCGACGAGTTCCGCCGCACGGCCCGGCTCTTGGACAGGACTCTCTTGCGGGAACCGGTTCAACCGCAAACCCCGCCGCAAAAACTGACAGAGAGTCAGCCAACACCCGAGGAAGTGCGGAAGCTCCTCGACGAGAAGCACTACGCCGAGGCGGGTTACGACGAGGACACAATCGCCCTGGTCCGCCACGCCAACCGGCTGCAAGAGCAGCACGCGGCGATGGAGGCCCGTCTGGTGGAGATGGCCGCGGACGCCGCCCGACGCGATCAGGCGAACTACCTGGCCGCCTTTCACGACTCCTGCGACAGCCTCGACGAGGAACTCTACGGCCGCAGCGTAATGGGCGGCAGATTGGCGACTTTGCCTGACGCCGCGGACGCCAACCGCAGCAAGCTCTTCGATCAGGCCGAAACTCTCCGCATGGGCATCGAGCGGCGTCAGGAGGTCTGGGAGAGTATGCGGCAAGCGGGCCGCCCGGAGGAGGAACTGGGGCCCCGGCCCGAGGTCCCGCCCCTGCCGGTCCTCCTCGACCGGGCCGAGCAGTTGACGTTCGGCGAGCAATTGCGAGCCAAAGAGGAGCGGATTCGTCAGGAGAAACTGGCGGAACAATCCAAGAAGCGGAGGCCGGTGGCCCGCACGACGCGGACCCGCAGCGCCCCCGCCCCGCAGGTCCAAGAGTTGGAAAAGGACGATGTCGAACGGATCGCCAACAGCCCGGAGATTGTGGCCTACTGGGAAAAGGCGCAAAAGGAAAATGGGGCCTGAACAGGCCGGCTTAATCACGGAAGATAAAGGAGGTCAAGGATGGCCCTCACACCCGACCAGGTTGACGATCTTGTCAATCTGACCACGCACGAGTTCAAACGCTACAAGTGGACGGACATTTCGCTTGAGCACCAGGAGTACATTTCCGCCACGCTGATCGACCAAAAGAAGGTCGTGGAGGCGGGCGGCGACAAGATCTCGTTCCGCTTGAAGACGCGGAACACCGGCAACGCCCGCAATACGGGCATGTTCGCCGAGGACCAGACGGCCGTCGAGGACGTGACCGTCGCGGCCGAGGTCCCTTGGGCGATGCAAACAACGAACTGGTCCTACGACATCTACGAGGACCTGTTTCAGTCCGATAGAAACACGATCATCTCCCAACTCAAGATCCGCGATCACGACGCCATGAGCGACATGGCCGAACTGAACGAGGAGAACCTCTGGAGCGCCCCGTCCAGCACGACCGACACCCGGCCGATGGGGATTCCCTTCTGGATGCAGAAGTGGGACGGCACGGCCGCGACGATCGGCGGCGGGTTCAACGGTACGGACCCCTCGACTCACGCCGCTGGCTGCGCCAATGTTGCCAGCGCGACCTATCCGCGCTGGAGCAACTGGACCTTCGGCTACGTGACCGAGACGATCGACGACCTGGTGGCCAAGGTCAAAAAGGCCCTGGCTTTCACCCACTTCCAGGCCCCGGTTCCCCATCCGGAACTGGGCTACGGCAAGGCTGATTATCAGATTTTCACCACCTACCGGGTGACCGAGCCCCTGGAAAGGCTGGCCGAGACGCGGAACGACAACCTGCGGAACGACCTCGCCCGCTACATCGGCCAGGTGTTGATCGGCGGCGTGCCCATGAAGTGGGTGCCCTACCTGGAGGCCAACGACACCCAGGACCCCCTCTACGGCGTGAACTGGAA